TATTGCTTGTCCAGTCCTGCAATGCACAGTTAAACAATACTTTACTGTTGTTTACAATATCGTAATATTCGTCCTTCTTCAAGTTTTCGTAGATAACAAGTTGTCCACGTTCTTCCATTTTTCTAGCACGATCAATATACTTTTGATTGTTGCTACGCAATGGTCCGCCTTGTAAAATAGCAAACTCTACTTCAGGTGTTCCGGGTGTACCGTACCATTCTTCAATCAAATCCATGTAGAAGTCTGGTTGTTTTTCTTGATCAAACCGTGCAGTAAACACAACACGATCCTTACGATCTGTCCAATCTTTGATTACACCATTTACACGTTCTTGCACTTCAGTCTTATCAAATGCAAGTCCACTGACATTGTAGAGAGGAGCCTTCCAGTTTGCAATCTTCATGTTAGCAACCATTTCTTCATTACTTGCTAGTACGCCAGTAACAAACTCGTTGCACATTTCTTCATACAAACTCATCCATTTGCCCATACCCCAAACATGAACAAAGTCATCTGGGTCTACGGCTTGTGCCAAACAACGCACCCAAACCTTAGGGCGTTGTTCTTCTGGAATCTGATCCATAATATATGGAAGTGATTCCATGCCTGGCTGAAACATGTCTTCAAAGAAAACAACGTCTTCGCCAGTACATTCACCTTCACGCATCATTTGTACAAGATTCATCATCTGACTCATACCAAAGTAACTGCGTCCGTGTGCATCTAACACTTGTCCAACACTAATAGCTTTAGTATTGTCAATAGTTTTGCCAGGTACAACAACGTAGTCAATGCCACGTTTTTTAAATGCACGTTCACTCCAGTCTTGCAACTGGAGTGTGTACCTGCCTTCATAGGGCTCTAGCCCCATATAAAACAGTTTACGCATTACGAGGCTTTCTTTCGCCACCGCGAGCTTTTGCACGTAGCCAGTTTTTGTATTTCTGGAAGGCCATCCACGGCCGACGATCGTTGCGATATAAATCTTCCTTGTTAAAAGGGTGTCCTTCAGTACGACAGAAGTCGTGGAACTCTTCAAGATCGTTAAATATTTTGTTTACTACTGGATTTGTAATAGTCATTTACCTTTATTCCTTTATGCTGGGTAAACAATTTGACAGCCGTTTTCGCCATCTTCGGCGACATCAATAACAACAAACCGGCCGGGATATCTGCTGTTAATCTGTGTGTACAAGGAATCTGAAATCATTTCACATGATAGGTAATCAAGTTGCAATACATCATCTTTGTACAAGTTTTCCAACCAACGCTTGAATTGAATAAACTCAATATCACGATCGTTGTGAAATACTTCAATTTGCACTTTAAAATGAAAAGTATGTCGATGCGGGTATCCTAAGAAACTTACATCATACTCATCACCAGTAGCAAGTTTAGGATCTTCTAGTGCTGCTGGATATTTGTGAATACCCTCTTTGGTAAAGGTTACCCAAATACTACGTTTTGCTGTTGTCATGGGTACATTAATAGTTGTACTTGCTTCTGTCAATTTAGCGTCCTCTTCTTTGCTGCGCCGTTTCATATAGTTATAATACGATTCTTGTGTCATTTTGTCAACTAATAATTGTGTCTGTGGTGTATTTAGACCAATCTGTAAACACAGATTTATTTTTTAAATCATGTACACGATGTACCCAAACACCCGGGTTGCTTGCATCAAAGTCTTTGTCGTCAACTTTTAAACAAGCATTGTATCCGAGTTGTTCGATGTACGGAATCTTTACACTAATCATTGGAATAAAGCGGTTGTATTCTGTAAAGCCAGTTTCTAGTAACCCTTCTACTTGGTTCGCATCTACATCTAGCGTTACCCAATATCCTTCTTTGAGCAACGGAAATACCATAGCTTCCCAAGGTTGCCATTCGCTTTCAGTATTGCTGGTAACATTAAAGCTCATATTAGCACCAAGGTAGATGTGTTTGCACCCAGCTTCTTCTGCTGTAGCAATTACTTCTTCTGCATCTTTAACACCTACAACAAACAGTGTGCGTTTTCCATATTGCGGAGTATGTTCTACTTCGGTGCCTGTAAAGTATTGCACGTTTTCAATCTTGTCGCCTTGGTCATATATTCGTTTCATTGTTTTTTTACCTGATGCATTTCGTTCCAAACATTCCAACGTTTTTTCACGTATTCATTTAACTCTTCTTTACTATAGTTGTTCTTTTTCATATTGTCAATGATTTTATCAAGATCTTCTAGTGCAAGTTCTAAGTTAGTAAGTTGGATCTGTTTACTATCCATGGCCGTTACTTCCTTTGAGTTGTTTTTGTATACGATGTATTTCATCCTTGAGCCAAAGTTTTTGTGTTTTTAGTTGCCTTAGTTCTGCACTAACATGCTGGGTCGACAACTGCTCGACTTCTTCATCAAGTTTTCGATGTTTTTTAACAAGCTCATCTAAATGTGCCTCAAGACTATCATAATTCATTCAAATAACTCTCCATATTTTGTCAGTGCGTTTTTAGCCTTCTTACCAATGTTAAGGCGTGTACCAATCACATGCATCCAATAACGATCATATTTTTCGATCAAGTCCAAGCTCTTCTGCCTGTCTTTCAAACTAAAGATCTCGTCAACTACTTCTTTGAACTTAACAACTCCCCAACCCGGAAAGTCTGTGTCATTGATTAGCATATAAGGCGAAATGCCAGCGTCATATTCTCTGTTAGCACGTTGTGTGCTTTCGATGTGCATCCAAACATTATGCCCCATTTGTAGTGCATAGCTGAAACTATCCCAGCTGGTACTGTCTTTCTTACGAACAACAGGGTTACCATCTTCATCTAGTATAGGATTGCCATGCTTGTCTATATCAACATCACCTGCTTTTACTTTAGGTGTGCCAATCTTGTTCTTATCACCTTCTGCATATATACAAATATCATTAATATTGCAATGTACACTCATTGGAGAATCTTCAAATGCATCTAGGATACGATCTGTAACAACTGCATCTTTGAACTTGCGTGTATCTGTTGCATACTTTAGTGCATCAGCACCAGGGCTCATCATGTAACTCCACTTACCGCGATCTTCAATACGAATACTGTGATAAATCTGTCCGTTTGCAGTAGCAAGGAAAGGCGATGCACAGTCATAAGTGATCATAAAGTTAGGATTATGATACTTGCGAACAGCACGTTGAATGTCTGTAAGTAACACAGCCCACTCTAGTTTACTAGTACCAAGGAAGTGCATTACATCATGCAATCCTTCTTCAAGCAATCCATCGTGTATCATATGCACAAGGCGTCTTAGGATAAGATGCACATCACACATGTTTTGTCCGCCCATTGCCCAGCCATTAAAGTGTGTGTCTGGATACTTAGCAGGGTCGCAGTAATCTTTAAACTCTTCGTACCAGCTGTCTGCGTCACCATGATTGCTGCCTTGTAGAACATTTAGTACTTTAAAGTTACCACGACGATTAGCCATATAGTATTTTGCATTAATGTGTGTAGCATCTACAGCATCTTGATAGCTGTGAATGTTTGCTGCTTCTGCTGCTTTAGGATCCTGGAATGTCCAAGTTGGAATATCCAACATCATTCCGTAGTCCATATATTCTTCCATCCAGTTAACAACCAGTTCACGCTTTTTAGCAGCATGTGGACAGTTAGGATCAGTCCAATCACCAGGCCAAAGACCTTTGGCAATCTGGAAGCCTCCCGAGTCGCCCAGCAACCATGAGTTATCTCTATCACGATTGCGAAGCATATCTTCTTTTTCACTGTGCTTGGTTGTATCAAGCTCTGCATGTCCAGCTGAATAGAGTGCCCACTTGTAATGGAACACTCCTTCTTTGGAATTTAAAAAGTTCATTGCTTCCACAGTGCCAATACCTGCTGGAACACGAGTTGGATCAACATATTCGCTATAACGTTGTTTGCCTATAAATGTAGCATAAAAGCCACTAATACTAGGCAAGAAGACAGCATAGTCATTTTGTGTTTCAGTAAGGTTTGTTTTCATCTAATTTTTAAGTCCTTTAGTAGGTCTACAATGTCAGTTGCTTCATCATACCATACTTTGTCAACACTGGTACCACTAATAGTTCCGCTTGTAGTGCTAGTATTAGGTGCGTATGTCCAAGTATTATTATAATAATCCCGCTGGTACTTGTCTTTATAACCTGTTGTCACGCGATTATTTTGTAGTTCATACACCATACGCTCAAGCTCTTCTACTTTTTTGACCAGTCTTTCCAATGGCCCTATGGTCAACGCTGGCGTGGTTTGTTCTTTTGAGTGAACAATAGCAGTAACCATCATAAAGTTACGCAGTGCTTTTTTAACAGTAGGGTTGTCTGACGCAAGTGCTGCGTCAAACATACGTGCAAACTCGTTGATATCAAAATCTTCCATATTACTTCTGCTGTGCTGGAAGGATGTAGTCATACTTGGCCATACCGCTATCTACTGAAATCTTCATAGCACCTTGGTCTGTAATGCTCATTGTTTTATCGCCATCCAAGTTCAAGATAGCAATAGTTTGTGCAACTGGCCACGCCCATGTATGAGTTAATGTGCCTTCAACGCCGTGTTCAAATGTAAATGATCCAGCGTGTGTTGCTTCGTCTCCAAAGTAAAAGTTTAGGTTGTCATCTTCTGTCTTAACTTGGAACACAGTTTCTTCTGAATGTGCGCCTGACATAAGTTTCATACGTGCAATACTTGCCATACTTGGCTGAAACTCAACATTCCAGCTGTTGCCTTTAAACTTAACACTTTTAAGTTTCTCTTCAATCACTGCTTTGTTCATAAAGCGATAATCATTTTCAAAATCGCCTGCTGTGTTTTCAAAGTGAATGTGTGTTGGAATAGTTTCTCCATTGCGTTCTGCTTGTACGACTTTAATACTAGCATTTTCTTTGTATTCTGGATTCTTCAAATGATACGACAGCTTACCCAAGTCTGGCATGCCAAACGTACCAACAAATTCTCCAACTGGCGTGTTTGTAGTTGCAGTCATAATAACACTACGATCGTCTGCCATGCTTTCAATCTGTGTTTCTGTTTCTGCTGTAACTTTTAGTGTTGTAATAAAGCCCAACGAGTGCGTATGGCTTACGATATCTTGTAGAATGTCTTGCATTTTTATCTCCTATATGTTTTATTATAATGTTTAACTTGTAGAAAGTCAAGCATTATTTTTTATTTTATTATTGTATTCAACTGCTGCTTCAAGAGTATTTAGATTTATTTTCTTTTCTGCTGCCATTTTTAATAGCGCACTAGTGTCTTTTGGAAAACAATAGCCTCCAAATCCTCTTACATTTTCATTGGGCCATACATACGTATGACTATCTCCAATACGGGTGTCTGCTGCAACCCCGCCCCTTACTTGATCAAAGTCGATTCCATATGCTGTACAAAAATCATAGATCTCGTTGAAGAAACTAACCTTGGTTGCTAAAAATGCATTGCGGAAATATTTAATAGCAATAGCTTCTTCTGGTATTACGGTGTGGATTTTAATCTTAGGCCAATTGTAACTATATTGATCTCGCCAGTAATCAGTATCACCACTTAGAATAACACTGTCCAAGTTTTTAATATCGTTCATGTAGTTTGCAGCACGTAAAAACTCCGGTGAAAAGCACAAACGATGATTAGGAAATGTTTCTTTTAAAAACTTCCAACCTTGCAAACTGATAGTGCTTTTGATCATTATAGGAGTATCTTTGTTACACTGCGATATTACATCGTATACAGCACTGATGTCACACGCTCCTGATTCTAATTCTGGTGTAGGCACACAAACAACAACAGCACTGGTATTATCAAAGTCTGCTACCATACCTTTGGGAGGATCGTGTACTACTATTTCTCTACGAAAACCATTAAATAGTAATTCGTATGCCTTGCCTACAAAACCGTATCCTGCAATAATCATCCTGCTAACCTTGCCTCCTGAAAATAACCAAGTCTTTCGTGAGTGTCTCGCCAGTTTCTAACTTGATAAGTGTGATTGATTAATTTTGCCAGCGGTTCATCGTTGCCGCCGGGCAATGTTTTATCACCAAAGAAATAAAGTTTATCTTTTCTTAGATTAAAATCTTTGATAATTTGACCTTTGTCATATCCTGTAGGATAGATGTCAATACCGGTATCTCCGCCTACTGTAGCAGTAAGATCTTTGTATATCATGTTGAATTGCAACGCAATGCTTTCTCTTTCACGATGTTCTAAATCCCACTCTACATACAATTTACGTTGTTCTTGAGTAGCGTTACGTCCTACAATCGAGAAGTTTACAGTTCCTGGTCGTTCTTCAATGTGATTGCCTGTGCGGATTGGAAACACGCTACCTTCAATCCATCCTGCTAAAAACTTACGACACTCGTCTGGAAGTGTCCAGTTGTTGCGTTTGATGTTTTTGCCATGCTGCCATACATCATTGCCGCTACAGTTGTAAACAGCTTTTACTTGGTTTACAATACGTTCACCTAGTTGCTCCAATGTCTTAGGATAGTCACTGCCAGTAACAAGGTAAACTTCGTTGTCTCGACAAAACAATTCAAAAAACTTTTCAAAAGTTGGATCAATCTTTTGCCTACTCGGAGTTAGTGTTCCGTCCACATCAAATATAAATTTATTCATTTGTTCCTTCGCAAAATGCTCTTTCGCCTTGTGTAAAGGTTGAAGTAAGTACTGCTCGTTCTAATAAGCACTCTTTTTGAGTTTCAAAAGTTTCATATCGAGTGTATTTAGGTTCTGCGCTACCAATAACGCTACTTACGATCCACAGTGTCCACATTGACATTCTCCTCTAACCATTCAAGACAGATTTTAATATAATGATCTCTCTGCCACTTAACTTTATCATGTGACATTTCAGGACGATCAATAGCAATATATTGTATCAACTGTTCGGCGGTTAATGCTTTTGTATATTTGCTCATCACGGATTCTCCTTGGGTTTTACAAAATTATGATAATAACATACAGTTACAAACAGTAATACAGCAGCACCAAAAATGAGGCTCCATTCTGCTGTTGCTACTCCAATGCCCAGCATAACACCTACATTAAACGCTAACACAATTGCTGCGGCTGCTTCACTCATTATTCAGCCTCCTTAATCCAAACACACTCTGAAATATCTTCAGGCGTGTCGTACATACGCTTACACTGTTCATAAGGATGACTCCAACTACCTAGTGATGTTCCGACACCAAGTGCTATACCTATCCAAAAAAACTGCTTAAACCCTTGCTTAAACCCTTGTTTGAACCCAGTCCAAAATGCTTTAATCATTTGTTCTCTCTTTCAGCAACTCGTTTGCGTAAATCACTTGTGCTGAATCTGTGATCACGCTTGTTAAAATGCAGTTGAATACCTCGCTTGCGACATATATCTTTGCCACTAAACTCGTCTTCTTTGTATTCTTCGCCTAAGAACCTTACATCAATTTGAAACAGCTCTAGTATATCCATTAAGTCCTGCTCAGTTTCGTATGGCACAATCTCGTCAATAAACTTGAGTGCATTAAGTTGCGCATAGCGTTCAACTAGAGTTTGCACTGGTTTGTTTTTGGTATCGGCCCGATCGATTGTAGGATCTGTTTGCAACCCTACAATAAGATAATCGCAGTTTGCTCTTGCTTCACGTAACATGCCGATGTGTCCGGCATGAAGTAAATCAAATGCACTAAATGTAATACCTACTTTCATATTAACTCCAATCAAATAAGTTATTAAATGTAGTTTTTTGTTTTGTACTTTCTAAGTCATAGTCCAGCACACCAATCAAGTTGTCTAGTTTGTTGTCAATAATAACTTCTTCCATAGCATCGCCATCAAATGGCAGTTCTTTGAACCAATCCGGAATACGTAGTTCATCTGTTGGATATGCAACACTTGTATATCCTAGTGGATTTTGTTTTAGTTTACAAACAATAACCTTCATACCGTCGACGATTTCTTGTGAGTATTTGTCACCGTTCATACGCTTTAGTGTATTCCAGTTGATACTTGCTCTTACGTGTCCGGGCATGTTTGCTTTGCCTTGCTTCTCTTCAAGACGCTGATAGTGTCCAATCTTGTTTGCACGTTTTGGACTACCTTTTTCAAACCCTGGACGTTCTTTGAAATCACGTCTAAACTGACTAATAGCTTCAAGTAGTTCTGCTTCAGGTTTTTTCTGTAGTACCATATCAAGCAACTCTTTTAAGAAATCCTGCATAAACACCGGCGTATCACTACGCTTCAAGTCCAGGCCCATTGCTTTGACTTTGCCTAGTTTTCCATCTTCATCTGTTCTAAATCCTTCAATGTCGTACACTAGTGCTGCATAGCGTTTCTTAGTGATAAACAGCCCAGTTTCAGCAACAATCTCTCTACCTGCTGCAATAACATCGCTACGACTCTTTGGACAATGAAATGCTTTTAGCATCATTTCTGGAAATGTTTCGTTTGCCTGCTCGCACACTTGGTCATAAAGTTTTATTACATTATCTTTGGTCCACGGAATCTTTCCCGCTGCAATGTCATCTTTTAGTACAGGATATGCACTAAAATACACAGAGTCAGTATCGCCATAGATAACAGCTTTACCAACATGATCATACTCACCAGTAATAATCTTATTAACCTCTGCACTCATATGTTTAACAATAGTTCTACCTGTTAGCGTTGTACTCTGTCCAATACGCTTGTCAAAGAATCTACAACCTGGATTGAGAATAGCACCATACAAACTGTTCAAGTTAATCTTCTTAACCAACTGACGTTTATCCCAGTATTCAATCTCTACTTCGTTCTTAGCATCTTTTGCTTTTTTAAGATTCTTTTGTAGATCTTTACGTTCGCTGTACCAACGTTTTAGTAGTCCTGGAATAACACCTTCAAACTCGTTTGTAAAGATTGTACCATTTGAACTAAGCATCCATGGCTGATGACTATCATAAATCAACTTCCAAACTTCTGCTGCACTCAGCACTTCTTCCTGCCCGTTTTCTAAATCTAATGTAAGCATTACATCACGTTTTTGTTCCATAACTGCTTCATATTCTTCAGTTGCAAAACGTCCTTCCCAGCTGCCTGCAAAGCTCTTCTTTTTTAGCGTTGTATCATTGTGAATACGCTCGTCACTAATATCCAAACGTATTTGACCAACTACAGTTTCGGGGCCCATATTTAATGCACGAATAACACTTGGATACAGGCTGTTTAAGTCCATTGATCCAACCCATTCATGCACACCTTTTTTAGGAAATGCAACATATGCGCCTGCTGCTGCTGTGTTTCCTTCGTGTTGTTTTCTATTCGGCACTTGCATACCACGTCTATGCGACTCGTTAACAATAGCCTGCTCAGTAAGTGCAACAGCACCCATTGTGGTTTGTAGTAACACAGTATTTTCGTGTGCTAGTACATTTGCAAGATCGATAAATTTTAGTTTCTTGTCTAGTTTGTCTAACAGTGCAACGTCTTGTCTGTTGTATTCAATAAAAGTTTCAAAGTCATTGTTGTACAGCTGATCAAGTGTACCTTCATATACAGTTTTGTTCTCTCCTACTTCCAGTTCGCCGATGGCATCCAGTCGATATGTATGACGTTCTTCGTATGTATACTTGCGATACAAGTTGAGATAGTCCATATGTACTCTTCCGATAGTATCATATGTCTCACTTGTCTTACCAAACTTTTCATATTCTCTACGCTTGGGCTTTTGTCCCCATAAGCAGAATCTACGTGTATCATCACTGCTTAGTACACGTTTAATACGGTTAACTGTGTATGGAACATCGTATCCTTCACTGTTCCATCCGCTGTGGATATCAGCATCTTCAATCAAGTCCAAGAACATACTAAGCATTTGTCCTTCGCCTGCTTCGCTGTTGGGAAAAAGTATACAAGTATTATCACCCCAGCGTTTTTTGCACATTGCTGTTGCTTCTTCAAGTGGCATGCCTTTGGGAGGCATAGCAACAGTTATTAGCGCACTATCTAACCACTGTAAGCACACAGTGATAGCAGTGATCGGCATAAACGGATCTTCGACTGGAGCAAATCCACGCTCTGGATCAAAGTCGGTTTCGATGTCCCAAAACGCTACATTCAACTTTGGTGCATCTTGATTAAGATAGTTTTCACTCAAACACTGAAAGATTGGATTAATGTCACTTTCAAACAAGTTTTTGCCACGGTTGATAGCAAGTTCTTTTCTAAAGTCTTTTGTGTTTTTGCATACAATCCGACTTAGTTGGTCGCCGTAGATGCTTTTGTACTTACCACGCGGATCTTCACAATAAAATGTGTACTTTGATTGATATTCATGGAAATGTCTTTTTCCGTCCTTGCGTTCAACTACTCGAATAATATCCGAATCTCTGTCAAAAAATGCGTCTACGTATGGCATGGAGTCTCCTTATTATTCACTATACTATATTTCTTTTCATTCACTCCGTATCGTATCCTACTGTAGCAACAATAGTTTCAAGATCTTCATATTCGTCTGCAACTCGACTCCAGTCACGTTTTTGTGCAACTTTGATGGCTTTGTTAATAAGACTTGGTTTAACATTTAGTTCTTCGGCAACTGCTTTTACAGTTTCTTTTAATCCGCCTTGCAGATCTTCGATTTCCTGTAGTACAGTTACACCTTCTTTAACTAGACGTTCTAGCTTGGCTTTTTCTTCTTGTCCATATACTCTATCGCTCATGCAATACTCCTTTTTATTAAGTTTAATATACAGTAGTTATGTTTTGTTGTCAAGTGTTTTTATTGGACCTAATATTTCGTATCCTTGAATACGACTTTTATAGTCGTGGTGATCTCCTAAGTATAGATACTTATAACCTTGTGACTTGTAATAAGCCGGAACGTGGTAGCTAAATCTCCAACCAACTCTATCTTCTGGATTGCTGTAATCCCATGCAAACTGATCACTAAATGCAACTTTGTCATTTGTATATGTTCTTGTTTGTTCCCATGCTACAAGTTTATTGTCTATATACAAACAATGAAAATCATTCTGTAAAATATCATCACTATACAATGGAAACACACTATCAAAGTTTTTGTATTTACAATAGACATTGTATACGTGTGCTGCTTCTTTCCAACTAGGTTTGTGCAAAAAAATGTCAGGATCTAGTTTGTATTTTACTTTGGATAAATCAATTCTACCGTACATAGTACCCGAGCCGCCTTTCGTTCAAATACGGCTCCATGTCTTCCATCCAGTTATCATACGGATTATCTATCCAAGTGTATCCTTGGTCAACTAGTTTGTCTTTTTCAAACTGTGTAGTATCATGCCATATAGGAATATATTCATTCCACTTACTAATCGATGTACCATCTGGATTGCCACTAGGACGAAAATGCAACTCAATAGGATTGTCGCCTTTGTATTCAATGTTGATATACTTTACATTATTTATATTAGCAATAGCTTTGGGAATGGTTGGTGTATAATCACTGCGTATCCATTTATTAAACTTTACAACATTTGATTTCCGGTTAAATCCTTGCCAGCAGTGTAAAGGTTTCCATGTACCGTTGATATTTTCGTATGTAGCACTGTAATGATTGCCTTCTAAGTATTCGCACCAAAAGTAACCCGGAGGTGTGCTGGTACAATCACCTTGTTTTAATACTTTTATAGTTGTACACACACCCATGCCTATAAGATTGTATATAGGACGTATTACATATTCGCCTGTGCTGGGTATTCTTACACCCCCTGGACCACAACTATAGCCCATGGTTTCTGCTAGATAAAGTTTATTCCACCATTTGTGATGTTGTGGATATTTTAGATAAAGTTCGTGCTCGTCTAAATCGTACTCGTCCACTATTATTGAAACCATTGATCGCTGTTGTTTAGTTTCCAGTCAGCAATTATATCTTCAAACTTTGGCGCACTATATCCTCTACGCTCAGCTCTTTCACCTTCAAATGTTTCTTCAAAATCTGCAATGATTTGTAAAAACTCTTCTTGTTGTTCCGGTGATGCACCTGGAGTTGCTAATACAATATTATTGATTTCATCTAGTATATACATTACTGCGCCAACACTATCAAAGTTAGATTTACTAATCTTTGCTCTAAAGGCTGCAATATTATTTTCTGTAGGTTCGTTACGCATTGTAGAAAATGCTCTCATAGCAGGCGTGCTTATACCTTCTCGTGTAATATCAACATCTTCTCCAATAGCAAGTTTAAGTGCTTCAACAAATTCACCATCATTGTTGAGTTTCCAACTACTATCCTCTGCATCAACATCGTCGATTAAGTCGCTACCGTATTTTGCTTTGTATCTTTCATTTACTTGTAAATAATCTTCTCTATTTCTTATTTGTGCAATCAACGCACCTAATAGATTATCATCAGTTCCCCAACCAAACCATCCAGGTTCCATACTTTCTTTAAATATTTGGGCCATCAGTGTTGGTGCAGCATATGGAATGCCTATTTTACCCATGATAGATTTAAAGCCATCTGGAATATTGTTTTGATCACCTTCTACATAGTTTTCTAATTCGCTTACTTGTGTAATATCTTCGTCTAGCCATTTGCCGTGTGTACTTTGATATCCGCGATAAACTCTGTCATATACTCTTTGTAGTTCTGTGTCTGGAGATATTTGTCCAAGTTCTGCCAATGCAGCATTTCGTGCATCAGGACTGAATAATCTGTTTATAAGATCAGTTTCGAGTTCTGTATTTTCAACATCATCATCATCGCTTTCGAATCCGTCTGATTGTTCACTTTCGTCTCTATACCTACTATCAAAATGAACATTAGCAGCACCTTCGATATCTTGAGATTCATCGCCAATAAGCCAAAGTCTATCGTCTATAACTTGTCCGTGTATCCATTGTGCAACAGATTCTTCACTTGAACCATTTGCTACAAGCACCGCAGCACCTTCACTTATACCTAGCAACCGTCTCGGACCTAATGATTTAAACTGTGATTCACTAAACGGATCTTGCATTGTATAAAACGCTGTCATTTCTGGAACACGATCGTTTATTACTGTTACAATAATAGCGCCGCCCATTGCACGGTGTTCTTCATTAGCTTCAATGTTTAGATCAGGAACAGTTCCACCAGATAGTTCAATCGCTGCCTTCAATGCATCATCAATAACTAATACATCGTTAACTTCACGTCTGCCTTTGTTGACCACAGGAAACCCATTACTATCTAACTGTTTAACAACAGTATAGGTGTCATCATCAATACTAACATCCATGCTATCAGTGTCTTGTCCCCAAACAATAGATGCATACAACAGTTTTGGATTTATTCTTCTTAATGCAGTAAGTCGTCTTATAACTAGGGCTTGATAATCAGCTTCGCTAAGTTCATCAACTAGCTGTGTTGATAGATCTTCAAACTGTGCATCGTATGCTTCCTCAACTTGGTCCCAATCTCCTGCTGTGTTTAGTTGATTCATTAGATCGCTGATCTTTTCACGATCATATCCAAATCCTCGACCCCCTGGTATAATACCTGCACCAATACTATTTTCGAATGCCTGATTCATTGCAGTAACCCATGCTGTTGTAGTAGTTGCATCTAATGTAGGTGTATCAACTACATCTGGAGCATTTCTTGCTGCATCAGCTTCGGAGTCTTGTTGTTTAAACTTGGCTATTAATCCTGTTGCAAGTTGTCTAAAATATTCGTAAAGTTGTTGTGCTTCTTCACGCATTGACCCATTGCGCCAGTTTGGCGGTGAAAACTCCATTTCCTCGCCATTTGCAAGAGTAGCAGTCAGTCCGTCACTTATTTTAAGGACAACTCCTCTTTTCCATACTTCCTCTAGCCATCTAGATCCAAGCTCATTTTGTCTTTCATAGATGGTTACCATCATTCTATTGAGTTCGGCTAGTCTTGCGTTTCGACTTTGTTGTATTCCTTGTGTGTTTTCTTCACGTTTGTTAAGTAGTTCTTGTAGAATAAAATACCAGCCACTAAAGCCAATAGCAGCAATCATTTGTGCTGTATCAGTTACTTGTCCAACTGGAGTATCAATAACATGATTTACATCAACTTCTTGTCCTTCCCAGGTAGCAGTAGTATTTTGATTTCCAGGAGTTGTGCCACTGTTGCCTATTTGTAGCAATCCTGCCATAGATCCGCTTCCAGCTGGAAAAAGACTAGTACTAATAAGATAGCGAATATCTTTTTCTCGTAGTTCTCCTAAAGCAGTGTTTAGTTCGTTTGGATTATTAACTTGTATGTTGATACTATTTTTCCAAGTTTTAATAGCATCGTCTAATGTTTGATCCCAAGTTCCTGACTCATCACCTGACCATGCAGGCCCAGCAGTTTGAAAACTGCCATTTTGTGTTTTTCCTGTTACAAGAGTATGCTTCTTTAAAGCTCGTTTGATTTCTACAACATGACTGCCATCGGGATTACCGGGATTATTCATTGAAAGTCCTGGACCTGCTGCTGTCCTAAATTGTTTTAAAACATTTTCAACGATAAACTCGTTTAGTTTCATTATACACCCATTTTCTTATTTAACGCATCATACAATCTTGTTTTAATATCATCTGAATAATCCACACTTGCGGTTTGTTTTGCACGTTTTGTAGCAGTAGCATACATAACTGCTTCTGCATCATCTCCGTAACGATCTTTGAAATCGCTTTTGTTTTTCTTCATGCCCTTAACAAGACGTTCTTTTTCTTTTTCTTCGTCGTTACTAAGTTCACGTTCAACTAATCCTGCTTTTGCAGCTAGTTTTATAACAATAGCTTCTAGTGATTTAATTTTATCTTCAAGTTTTTCTATGCGAACTGTATCATCAGCGCATTCACCTACTAGTTTATCTTTTAATGGATGTGTAGTACGCCCTGGTTTTGCCGCCGGCATCGGTGCATTGGCTTTTGCTTGTCCAGCACTGCCAGTTCTTTGTGATTCAGTTATAGTAACACCTGCTAGTGCAGCAAAATCTGTTACACTATAATCACGATCCATTTTTAAGGAACCTTCAGGAACTATAGCACTCTCGTTAATATAGTCAATGCTATTGCTTTCAACTGCTGGAGCGGCAGCTTGTGCTTTCATTCTTGCTATATCTTCTTTAGGATCAACTGGATCCATTGCAAATAGTTTGTGTTGTAGTGCATTAAAGTCCATTAACCGTCCCCTTTTACTTTATGACAACTATCACCTTTACCTCTGCGATAGCCCTTCCAGCACACTTTACCGTGGCTGCCTTTTTTCTTGGTTGATTTCTTTTTCTTTTTACCTTCATCAAGATCATCTGACTCGAGTGTTTTCCAACTAGGATTTCCGCATTCGTTGCATAGAGTTGCTGATTCAAATAGCTCACGTATTCTCATGATTATCTCCCTGTTATAGTTGAAAGTTTTTCAGATAAACTGCCTTTGTAAGATTTAACTTGAGAATCAGATAATGTACGTTTTATTGTTTTTGGCTTTGCATCTTCTGCTACATTTACACTTTCAAACTTTGTGTCATAATCCAATGCGTGATATACACTTGAAATATAATCTGCTGCTTTGGTAATCTTAGCTTGCTGCCATCCTTCTATACCTTCTGCTTCACTTACATTTTTTAGCATCTCGTGTAGTTTGATAGAATATTTTGCAAGTTTGTACAAATCGCTTCGTGCCATTTGTACTTCGTGGTCGCGCTCAGCTACATCAGCTAAGTCTGCAAGACCTTCATTTGTTTTTTTAGTCATTGATTGGCTCCATACTAGTAGTTTAAGTATTTATGCCTTTTTACTCTTAGTCTTCTTTTTCTTTCCAGCCATTAATGTATCACTGTCTAATGCATTTTTAGCAGTACCATCTGGGTTTTTAGGTTGACGAGATTGCATACCACCGATTGGTGCTGCTACTGCTGCTACGCTTCCTGCACTAGTTGTTTCTAATAGTTCATTTATTTTCATTGTATTCTCTCCAATACGCATTGCGTTCGTTAGTACTAGCTCTTTGCACTTCATGTTCTTTATACTTTGCTATGTAGTGTGCTAGTTCTTCTTGTGTCATTTCTTTTTACCACTTTTCATATTAGCGCACCAGTGATACATTTTAGCCTTTTCACCACTTGCATTTTTAGCACGTTTGCGTAGTGCTGTAACACTACCATTGCAACTAGCACCAGACTTCTTTACTCGTCCTGGTCTGCTTTTGCCTTTTACTTTACCGTCAGCAAAGTTTTCTATAAATTTTAGTTTGTCATAATAACTT